GCACCAGGATCATTATTTGATTTATTAGGCGATTCAACAGAACTAGATAGAATTTCATCGTTAGCCGGTTTAAAATAATCGGCTAACATATTAAAAATCTTGCAAAAAACAGTTGACAAGATAAATAACATTGTGTAGTATTATAACTGTGCTACACATTAAAGGCACAAATGCATAGGCAATTATAAGGAGGCATAACTATGGCATCATTAGCAGAAATCAGAGCAAAGCTCAAAGAACAAGAAAACCGTGCAGGTGGTAACTCAAACACTGGTGGCGGTGATAACGCAATTTACCCATTTTGGAATATGAAAGAAGGCGACACGGCAACGTTACGCTTTTTGCCTGATGGCGATGATTCGAACACTTTCTTCTGGAAAGAGCGTTTGATGATTAAACTTCCATTTGCAGGTGTGAAAGGTGAAACTGATTCACGTCCGGTACAAGTACAAGTTCCATGTATGGAAATGTACGGAGAGTCATGTCCAATTCTAAGCGAAGTACGTGGCTGGTTTAAAGATCCATCACTAGAAGATATGGGTCGTAAGTATTGGAAAAAGCGTTCTTATATTTTCCAAGGCTTTGTTGTTGATGATCCACTTAAAGAAGATTCAACTCCAGATAATCCGATTCGTCGTTTTATTATTGGTCCGCAAATCTTCCAATTAATCAAAGCAGCACTTATGGATCCAGATATGGAAGAACTACCAACAGATTACACTGCTGGTGTAGACTTCCGTTTGTCAAAAGGTTCAAAAGGTGGTTACGCAGATTACGGTGCAAGTAACTGGGCACGTAGAGAGCGTCCACTAGGTGATGCAGAGATGGCAGCAATCAACAATAACGGATTGTTTAATCTCAATGACTTCCTTCCTAAAAAGCCAGGTGATGTAGAACTTAAAGTTCTTACTGAAATGTTTGAAGCAAGTGTGGATGGAGAGGCATATGATCCAGATCGTTGGAGTCAATACTTCCGTCCAGCAGGCATGGCAGCACGTACTGGTGATCCAGTAGCAGCATCTAATCCTGCACCTACTCCTGCACCGTCAGCACCTACTCCTGCACCAGCAGCAGTTGAAGAAGACGACATTCCTTTTAAATCTAATGAGGAAGTTGCAGCAGAAGCAGCACCAGCAGAAGGCGGTGCTCAAGACATTCTTGCAATGATCAGAGCACGTCAGAATCAGTAAAAACAATGCTGTAGACTTGTAATGCAAAAAAACAAGTCTACAGCCTTTAACGGCTTTTTTTAGGAGGTACATATGACTACAAAAGCATTCGATCCTTCAAAGTTTCGAAACTCATTAACAAAATCTATTAAAGGTATGAGTGCAGGCTTTAACGATCCACAAGACTGGGTCAGCACAGGCAACTATGCACTTAACTATCTTCTTAGCGGTGATTTCCGTAAAGGTATTCCGCTAGGCAAAGTAAGTGTTTTTGCTGGCGAATCAGGTGCTGGTAAATCGTATATTGTAAGCGGTAACATTGTAAAGTCAGCACAAGAACAAGGTATCTTTGTTGTTCTTATTGACAGTGAAAACGCACTCGACGAATCGTGGCTTCAAGCATTAGGTGTACAAACCAGCGAAGACAAACTACTAAAACTTAACATGGCAATGATCGATGACGTTGCTAAAACTATCTCAACATTCATGGACGATTATCGTGGCATGGACGAAGATGATCGTCCTAAGGTGTTGTTTGTAGTTGACTCGTTGGGTATGCTTATGTCGCCAACTGAAGTTAACCAGTTTGAAGCTGGTGATATGAAAGGTGACATGGGTCGTAAAGCTAAAGCATTGAAAGCACTAGTTACGAACTGTGTGAATATGTTTGGCTCATATAATGTAGGTATGTGTGTTACTAACCATACTTACGCATCGCAAGATATGTTTGATCCTGATGATAAGATTTCAGGTGGTAGTGGTTTTATCTATGCATCAAGTATGGTTGTTGCTATGAAAAAACTAAAACTAAAAGAAGATGCAGACGGCAACAAAACTTCAGAAGTAAACGGTATTAGAGCAGCGTGTAAAGTTATGAAAACACGTTACAACAAACCGTTTGAAGGTGTACAAGTTAAGATTCCATATGAAACAGGTATGGATCCTTATAGTGGACTTTTTGATATGTTTGAAAAACGTGGTCTTGTTGAAAAGCAAGGCAACCGTTACAAGTATATTACAAGTGACGGAGAAGAAATTCTTGAATATCGTAAAAATTGGACTGGCGACAAACTCGAGTTGATCATGTCGGATCTACCAGCAAAAGAAGCACAATTGGTAAATATCGACAATACAGACGAAGAAGCTGTAATTGATCATAACGAGGAGTTAGTCGATAATGAATGAAGAATTTGTTGCTGATATTTGGACGCTATTTAAACCATACTTTGATAAAAAACATTTGGAAATAGCAGCTGAAAAGTTTGTGGATGTTATTATAGATTACGGTCTTGATGACACACAACTTCAAGACATGCTTGGAACTGACAAGCATCTTGACGCTGCTATACAATATTATCTTGAGATGGATGAAGTAGATCCTGATGCATATGACGAATGGGATGATTAATGGGATGGTATAGTCAAGTAAGTCGTGATATTACACAAATACCCGCGGCTGTACAGCACTTTGAAACCGAACTAATTGAAGCAAAACGTGAATGTAATATCAGTGGCAGTATTGAAAAAGCTGCCGCTGCTATGCCAGGCATTGTTGAGCATCGTTTCAATCAACTGCAAGAAATTGAAGCAATACTTGAATACTTAAATATTGAGCTGCGTAAATTACGTAGCTCATATTTCAAAAAATATCTAGAAAATTATCAACGTGCATTGAGCAGTCGTGATGTAGAAAAATATGTTGACGGCGAAGCTGATGTGTGTGATTACGAAAAAATTATCAACGAATTTGCATTAGTAAGAAACAAATGGTTAGGTGTACTCAAAGCACTTGATCAAAAACAATGGCAACTTACTAATATTGTTAAACTCAGAGTTGCTGGTATGGAGGATGCAACTTTGTAAATAACATATGAGCAAAGTTGTATTAGTTACAGGTGGATTTGATCCACTGCATAGCGGACATATCGAATATTTTAAAGCAGCAAAAAAACTAGGCGATCACCTTGTAGTAGGTGTTAACAGCGACGAATGGCTTACTCGTAAAAAAGGTAAGCCATTCATGCCTTTTGAAGAACGGGCTGCAATCATAAAAGAACTATCTGTTGTTGACGAAGTTATTGGATTTAACGACAGCGACAATAGTGCATGTAATGCTATAGGGCAAATATTAGCAACCAAGGGCACTAGTTGGAAAGTTATATTTGCCAACGGCGGCGATCGAACTAAAGCAAACATTCCAGAATATCAAACATACAAAGATAACAAAGATGTACATTTTGTTTGGGGTGTAGGCGGCATTGATAAAAAGAATTCAAGCAGCTGGATACTTAAAGAATGGAGTCAGCCTACTACAGAACGTGCTTGGGGTAAGTACACTGTATTAGATAAAGGCGAAGGTTGGCAAGTAAAACAATTAGCGTTTGATGCAGGTAAAGCATTGAGCGATCAGCGACACTTTAAACGTTCAGAACATTGGCATGTTATTGAAGGTAATATTGAAATAACGTTGCAGTACGACGGCGAAGAAAAATGTACATATGTAGTGCCGCAAGGACACAGTATAGATATACCTGCACTGTGCTGGCATAAGGCAGTTAATAATGACAAAATTACTGCTCGTGTAATTGAAGTTTGGATGGGCAACGAACTCACTGAAGAAGATATTGAAAGAAGAGATTAATGAAAGTATTTGTAGGATATGACACAAGAGAAGATATCGCATATCAAGTTTGCAAACACAGTATTGAAACTAAGAGCAAATTAGCTGATGTACGTCCCCTAAAACAACAGGAACTACGTGACGCAGGATGGTATACAAGACCAATAGATAAACTAGCAAGTACAGAGTTTACATTCACACGTTTCCTTATACCAGAACTTATGAACTTTAAAGGTTGGGCTGTGTTTATGGACTGTGATATGATTCTTACAACAGACATAAAAGAACTGTTTGATCAAGCAGACGACAAGTATGCAGTTATGTGTGTACAGCATGATTACACACCCAAAGAAGGCACAAAGATGGACGGACAAAAACAGACAGTCTATCCACGTAAAAATTGGTCAAGTGTTGTTCTTTGGAACTGTGGTCATCCTAGTAATAAAGTTTTAACACAAGATCAAGTTAACAGTTTAGAACTAAATGGTGCATACTTTCATCGCTTTAGTTGGCTCAAAGATGAAGAAATTGGAGAATTAGATCATACATGGAATTACTTGGTAGGTGTATACAACGATTTAGAAAAGCCCAATTTAATACACTACACTGAAGGCGGCCCGTGGTTTGAAAATTACAGAGATTGCGAATTTCACAAACTGTGGAAAGCAGAACTATTTGATATGATGAATAATTAATGATTTGTGTTAGTAAAAATAATAAAGACGAAATTATCAATGCATTTGCAAGTGGTGCAAAATTAAAAACAACATCTGAACTACCAGAGTTTGATGTGCCAGAACCTGTGCTTTTTAGAAGCATTGTTAAAAGAGAATTTATTCAATATAGACTAGAACACAATCTACCTTTTTATTATGTAGACAGCGGATACTTTGGAAATTTTAAATCTACACAAAATCCAGAAGGTAAAAAGTTATGGCATCGTATTGTAAAAAACGGATTGCAACACAGTGATATTATTCCAAGAGACACCAACAGATGGAAACGTTTTGGCATTAATATACACAAAACTAGAGGAGTTGGCAAACATATTTTGTTGGTATTGCCCAGCGAAAAGCCATGTAAATTTTATGATTTAAATTTAAAAGACTGGACCGAACAAACAATTGTAGAAATACAAAAACACACAGATCGTCCTATACGTATTAGAGAAAAAGAAAGGCTGAGAGCAGATAGATTAAAAAATACAATATATCAAGATCTTGACGGTGCTCATGCAATGGTAACATTTCAAAGTATAGCAGCCGTTGAAAGCACTATATTTGGAGTACCGGCATTTACTCTTGCACCTACTGCCGCAGATCCTGTGTGTAACAAAGATTTAAAAGACTTAGAAAATCCTAGAGTTGTTAAAAAAGAAAAGTTAATAGAATGGGCAAGTCATTTAGCATATGGACAATTTCATATGCACGAATTGTTTGACGGAAGAGCATACAGGATGTTATTAAAAGATGAAAGTAATTAGTTATTTGCAAACGGTTCCTGGAGCACATGCTAACTATAACCGTAGAACAGAAAAAGATATGATATTAAAAAACTTTGTTGAAGGTGTGCAAAGGCAAGGCGATGTTGCTCAACTTCAATATGGTAAACAAATAATTTCTAGTAGCGATGTTGGTGTAATACAAGGTTGGGTACATGATAGAATTGATACACCGCATTTGCGTATGAGAAAAATATTAATTGACTACTATACAAATAATAATAAAAAATTAATTACAGCAGATGCTAACTTATTTTTGTTTGCTAATAAATTAAACCCACATCATTATCTACGTTACAGTTTTAATGGCATATTTCCAAACACAGGAATATATTGTGATGACAAACCTCAACCTCATCGATGGGAACAAATACAAAGAGATTTAGATATAACTGTTGGAGCAAGAAAAACAGCTGGTTCTAAAATATTGTTTTGTTTACAAAGAAATGGCGGTTGGAGTATGGACGGACGAGATGTTATTGACTGGACTGTTGATACTATAAACGAAATTAGAAAATATTCTGATAGAACAATACGTCTAAGAGCACACCCTGGAGATAAAAAGTCATATCTGTATTTTACACCAAAAAATCCAAAGTTCAAAGGCATTACAAATATAGAATTTAGTGAACCAGGCATACCAATAGAACAAGATTTAAAAAATACATGGGCTGTGGTAAATCACAACAGTAGCAGTATAGTTGGTCCGATCACATATGGTTATCCTGCATTTATTACAGACCCTGGTAGAAGTCAATGTGCAGAAGTTGCACACTCGTCGTTTGAACATATTGAAACTCCGGACGAGTTTGATAGAGAAAAATGGCTACATAGAATTAGCATGTTCCATTGGAAATTTGAAGAATTAAAAAATGGCAAGTGTTGGGCACACATGAGGAGATATGTATGAAAGTAAATATGGTTGCATTTCCATCGCCTGTAAGTAAATTGTATTTTGGCTGGGAAAGAGGAATGAAATTACACGGCGACAGCGTAGTACAACTGCCATTAGAAGCTAACTTATCTAAAATAAATGCTGACTGTTATTATCAAACCAATGAAAGAAAACGTAAGTTTTTTAGAGGTAACAGAGCTAACACACAAGGACAATTTTTTGATTTTATTTTAAAATCAAAAAAACCTTTTATTGTTAGTGAATCTAATCCGTTTAGAAAATTTGACGGGTGGATGAGATTTGGCTGGAACAGTTATAAATGGACCGAAGGCAATTTTAACAATGATAACGTAGGTAGAGACCGATGGGAACGTTTCCAAAGTATAACAGGTGCTAGTTTTAAAGACTGGAATAGTCCTGGCGATTATATTTTAATAATGGGTCAAAAAGAAGGTGATAGTGCATTAAACAGTATGTACGAAAAAGGTTATCTAACGTTTTACGATTGGGTTGAAACTGTTATTATGGAAATACGTAAACACACTGACAGACCGATCAAAATACGACCGCATCCTAGAGGGCTTGAAAAAGGTTTAAGAACTATTGCAAGACGTATTGAAAACGGACTATTGCAGAATGTTATTATTAGCGAAAATGTTAAAGGCGGTGGCAATCAAGGCGGCGAAGGTCTTGAACACGATTTGTTAAACAGTTATTGTGTTGTTACTTACAACAGTTTAAGTAGCATAGAAGCAGCTGAGTTAGGCATACCTGTTTTTGCACTCGATGACGGGTGTATGGCATATCCTATTGCACATAAAGATTTAAAAGACATTGAAAACATCAATTACAACATCGATTTAACGCAATGGCAAAATCAGATTGCATATACTATGTGGAACAAAGATGATGTACAATCAGGAACAACGTGGGCTCACCTAAAGCCTGTGTATTTTTAAGGAAGAAAAATGGCAAAAATAGATACTGGCAGATATGCTGTAGAAAGAATGTTGATGTTTAAAAAAACAATTGACATAACATACGCTTTAACTGATATTAACAATGTGTTTGACATGGCATGTAATAACGGATACTGGATTAATACAGCAACAAGATTTTTGCCAAACACAAAATTTACTGGCATGGATACACAAGACTTTAGCGAAAGAGGTTGGAAAGAATTTACTAATGAAAATGTAAATTTTAAACAAGGAAATAGTTTAGAATATTTAGAAACACAAAAATCTAAATATGATTTTGTTATGTGTATGGGTGTTATGTATTATTACAATGACATTAAATCCTTTATACAAACTATTACTGATGCAACAAAATCTACTGTGCTTATAGATACATTTTGCTTTAATTCAGAAGAGTCCTTGGAAAAGCAAGTTAAAAATCCTCCAAACAAAATGGTAAAAGCTGCTAGAGAAGAAACTGATTTTGTAACAATACCTACAGAAGAAAAAATAAAAGAATATCTTGACAGCGTAGGATTTATGTCATATAAAGTAGATGAGTTTACAGATCCATATAACGATAGTGTAGGCAAAAGATTAAACTTAGATGTAAAAAGATCTGCGATACTAGGTGTTAAGAAAAGAGATTACGCAGGCCAATCTAAATATAAAAGAATGGTGTAATTACCAATTTAAATCTTCTACTTGCCCATCAAACTTTGGACGTCCTTCACTACCTACCCAAGGTAAATCTGTTGGAAAATATGGACGTAGTACACCTAAATCTGTTCCTATAAATTTTAGTTGAGGCATTTCAAATGTTTTCTTTTTTACAATTACACTAATGTTATATTTGTATGTTTTTACTTTTGCTTCACTACAATCTAATCCAGCAAGAACCATATTGTATAATACTAAACCAGCATTCCATAACGTAGTATGGCCGCCGACAATAAGATGTTTTAATGGTGGAACAGTAACACAGATTAATCCATTGTCTTTGCATACATTAGACACTTTACGCAAATAAGCATTTACATTTAACTGATGTTCTAAACAATGAGCACTCCATACACCATCATATTGTATTGGTATTTCGATATCATTAAAATTACCTTTGTATGTAGCAGTGTCGTGAAAATCACAAGTATCAACTGTGTATCCGTCAATGCGTAAGATATTTGCGTGATATTCAAAAGGACCGCTACCTACATCTAATACTGTAGAACCCGGAGTCAACAAAGAAGAAAACTTTATTAAACCATCGATGCTATGACTTTTTTGGTTTGTTCGTAGTTTATTAATAATTTGTTCTCTAGTCATATTGTAAATCCAAAAGTTTCAAAGTCTTTCTTATATCTATTATATATATGTTCTTTTTGTGTATCAGTTAAAATTATATCTAAGTCTGCGGTTTTATTGAATACTTTTAAATCTAAATTGTATTGTTTTAAATATGCAGCAGCATCTTTTAACTGTATTATATCATTAACAAGTATATTATTTCCATCTGTAAGATAGTAATGCATTGAACGAATATGTATATTGCTATCATTATCGTTATAATGATATAAGTTTATAAATTGTATAAAATTATCTATTGTAGATATATCTTTTGTTTTAATTAACGGACGCCTTAATCCAAAGTCTTTGTATAATGAAATAAATCTGTCATACGGATGCCTTATTACAGTAAAATTTTTATAATTGTTTTGTAAGGCAATTTTCCTATCAACATATGTTACATTATTTGGATTGTGTACCCATTTTACTTTTGAGTATTTTTTATTAGGATTTGCATTATAGCCAGACAATGCTACTTTAATTGCAGTGTTAGCAACTTTAGGTATAGCCCAGTAATTTAATTTTAAATCTTGCCAAACAGAAATATTATATTTTCTTTTAATGTCGTCAGACATTCCAAT